CCAACCTTTAATTGTAAACGAAGTATCTGCAGCTATACGTATTTTATCACTCGATGCTAGCTCAGTAGGCTCTGTGAGAGAGATACTTCCATTCCATAATACCTCTGAGCGAATCTCTACTGTTTGATTGGGTATATCTGATGGTTCTTTCCATGATAGAATTATATATGGATTGCTGTGTGGTATAAAGTTAGATAATATCTGATCAAGATCTTGCATATATCTAGTAAGAATAGACATTGATACCTCTATATTAATAGGTATAGGCATCTTAACCTCCGACCTACTAGTGCCTATTTGACCATAAACCTTATCTAGCTTATTAAAAACGCGGGATTGATCTCTTGTAATACCTGTTATATTTACCGCTACTACAGGAAGTGTTAGATTCTGTGCCTTGTTAACAATATCATACATTACCCTCTGCTTAGGAGCAAGAACATATCGTACTTCGATTATTTCCTTTGCGTTTCTGTCTTTATCATACCTTTTAATAATAACATCATCAAAAGCACAAAGAAATTGAGTAAGTAGATCCTTTATCTCAAAATTAAAATTATAATCTTTCACTTATATATTTAGTCTACATGAATCTATCTAAAAAATATTTAGGTATTTTGGATTTATTCTTAATAAGACACTCTATAATACCTGCATCTAATATATATGTAGTACAATAATCCTTATGTGACCTTACGCCCCTACCACACGCTTGAATAAGGTTACTTAGCATTTTATTTGTATACCAATTAAAATCAATCTTCATCATACGCTCGACTCGCTTATCAGTAGTAGGTAAGTATGGTGCTTTAATGATAATCTGAAACCTTGCTAAACTACCCTTTAGGTCTACACCGTGAGACATAGAGGGTGATGCTAATACGGTAGGCTTATCGCTATTGTAATGAATATCAAGTATTTCTTCATTTGAAACTCCTGGCTCTCTAAAGAGAATTCTTTCATTATGTATATGCTCTTGAATATATTTTGTAATAAAATTACTCTGTGTGTGTATGATACCTTTTTCCTCCCCATGTAACTTAAGTATACTATTAATTTGTTTTACTATATTAGGTAAATTTGACTTAAGGTTTGCAAAATTTAATTTTGTTTTAGTATTAGCGTATATAGGTGCCTTACTATAATCAAACGTTGAGTCAACTTCTATGTATTTAAACTTTGATATTCCTAACGTTTTACAAAACGTTGCAGGGTCAATAATTGTTGCAGACATTAAGATAATTTTATCTGCATAATCAAAAATAGACTTTGATAGCCTATCAACTTTAAGGGGAGTAAAGCTAATACCCTTTTCTTCTCTTTCAAAAAGATACTCGCTATCTGACCAAGTATCAATCATGGTACTGATTTTAGAGTATAACTTTTGAAGTATATTAAGTTCAAGCTTTTTATCATTAACAAAGCTTGTTACTTTTTTCTGAGAGTTAATAATATCTTTAATTTCATCTATACGCTCATATAAATCGACTTTCATTACACTCAGCCACTTACCAACCTTATTATAATCATTACCACTAGGAAATGGTTTGATTATTACATTATATTTCTTTAGAACTTCAAAATTAATCTGACAAGAAAACTCTCTAACTAGCTGATCTTCTAGCTCTGATGCCTCATCACACACAATATATTCACGTCGCTTTATCGTTTCAGGTAAATTAAAGAACATATTATAGTTCAGTGCTGCAAACTTAGATGTTGCAGCAATATTACGAGCGGTATAATATGGACACGAATTTGCAGTCCAGCACTGTTCTTTAAGTTTAGATAAATGTATACACGGAGCATATTCAACAGAGAAATTACTATCATGAGTACACTGATAGTTAGATTTACCTTTAATAACCTTAACATCATCGAATAGCTCCTTGTATTGATCTTGAAGAGCTTTTGTTATAGTAAGCGCAAAAAGACTATGAGGTTCTTCTTCCTTAGATTCACTTAAGTATGTATAATTTCCACCTGTATCGCGTTTATATATTTGATACGTATCGACTAAATCTTTATACTCAGTACTACAATTTTTTGAGGCATTACTTAGCGTTTTAGATATAAAAGACTTACCAGACCCTGTCGGTGCGCTGCAAACTACAAACTTATAACCACTTTTAAACGCATTATCTATATCAGTTAATAGGCTAACTTGCTGCTTGCTTGGATTAAAGTTATCAGGAAAGTTACTAACGAGGGATACCGCGGACATATAATATATTATACATAAGTTCCTTTAAGTTATAGAGACTATTTCAACTTCATTATCATACATTTTATTAGGTAATGCAGGTTTAATATTTTTTAATATAGTCATTGTGTCGGGTTGATTATTACACAATGATGTAAGCCTGTAATTTAGTGTACACCCTCTCTCTTTATTATAGTTAATATTAAAAGGGTACGGCAACTCTAATACTTTAATAATATTTTTATCATTTTCTAAATGCAGTCTAATAAAGTATTGCTTTATAACAAATAGCTTAAGCTTGCCTGTCTTAATTACTCTATTGTTAATTTTTATTGCAATCTTGGATTGTAATAATTGCTGAAATATTTTATCGTAAGTTTGTATATTCATGAATTCATGTAGTTAAGCTTTTGTGATCCAGTTAAGGGTAGAACTTCATCGTTGAAGTATTCCCAAAATTCATCTGTAGCCGGTATAGTCTTTATAACATCAACTTCATCAGCTGAAATTACTCTAAAGTCTTGCATTAATATATCCCAAACTACACACGCATTTTCTTTCGCTTCATTAAACTGTTTCTTACCTGCAGGTGGGTTATAGTTAAGAACAATGCGACCGTTTGTTGAACTAAGTAGTGTATATGATTTTGTACATAATATTCTCCTAGTTGGTGGTCTGCCAGGTGCAGGAGATCTTCTTACAAATCGTAGATCTAATACATTCTGTAAGAGAAGACTCTCAAGTGTTGGTCTCGCTACTAACATTCTTCTTTGGTTTACATATACCGAACACTTTACTCTCGTTTAGAAAAACCCCGCCTCTAATTCTGCCGTGACCGCTTACATCAAGGTTGGATACAGTTATACCCAGGGTATTAGGGAATACAACAATATCACCAACACTTGTATATTGCGCTCTTGGGCCTACTAAGATAACCTTTGCTTTTCTCCACGCTTTAGTCAGAACGTTTGTAGGTATATAAATACCATTTCTAACAATACCATCACCATCTGTGGTAGTATCGATATACTCTACAAGAATTATATCATCAAATATAAAAGACAGTTCTAGGTCTTCTAACCCGAAGTCTCCTTCAGAATGAGAAGATAGATCAATCAAGCTTCTCATAGGTTCTAACTTATCAATACTTACTGGGGGCATATGTTTATGTATGTAGGTCTTTTTGTAATGCAAGGTATATATTGACCTCGCGCTTAGAAATATGTTTATTAATAGCAAATAACCCTATATTTACATCTTCAACTTCCTTCTTTTCATTATTTTTTTTAATGTACTGAATTTTTTGGAAGGATCTCCGTGGAGTTAAATTGAAGTAAAACTTATAAGCATCAGCTTTATCTTCAAATAAAGACGTAAATTTATTAAATGTCTCATTGACAAATATAGCTTTATTTCTATCCGAAAAGCTTAACCATCTATTGAGAAGAAAGGGTATAAACGATTGATTGCCGTCATGATCTAGCTCAGTTATAGTATTTTGATTTTTATAAAAAAATACTGATCTTAATAAATCAAAAAACGTCATACAATTACTTTTGTAGTTGCGATTTGCATATCGGATACTGATTCTTTAAAGAACTCATTTACATCATTCATAAATGATGTAACTTGATCGTTATTTAGTTTTGAGCTATAAGCAAACCCCGGAGCCTTTAAGCCAGCACTAACATTAATACCCGTATGACCAATAGCAATACCTTCTTTAGAATATGTAATAGAAACGCTAACCTTACCAACATCTCGCTGTGTCTTATCTGAACCGATAAATTTATCATGCACCATCAGATCATCTCCTCTCATCTCAATAGGCTTATTGATATATCTTGAAAGGATATTAGCAATCCC